TACGTCCCCAGCTTTTCTTTCTTGATAATCAAAATTTTCAGTAATAATACCTGCTAATTTTTGCATGCGGATAAATTGTTCGTTTACTGGTTGTTTCATATAAATACTATAATGTGTTCTATTTGTTATAAAATTGACCTGTTAATTCCTCAGCAGCTGATAATATAGCTTCTAGTGCAGTATCTAGCTTAGACATATCATCTCCAATCTCGTCTAACTCATTAGCTAATTTATCTAGCTCAGCTACATTGTCTGGATATTCTCCTAGTTCTTCCATATTAACAGCACCCATGTAAGTACTGGCTTTTTTGTTGATTGAAAATTTACTCTTAGTAATTTTGTCTATTAAGTTATCTACTTGTTCAGTTGAATTAACTACATCACCTATATTGATATCAAGTATCTTTTCATACGCTAGCATAAATATACTTCTAGCAGCCTCTACGTCTTTTTTAGCGCTGGCTACAAACTCATCAATTTTTTCTGGTGTGTATGTTGGTTTCATCGTCCCTGACCTCTGTATTCTGATTCGTTACTTGTGTGCTTGTTAGATCTCTTTGATGCTTTACCAGTTCTTCTTTTTCCAAAATTTACCTTAATCGAACTTGCCGATTTACTAGCTCCTTTAACTTTTGCCATTTTAATCTAATGTCTTGATTCTTGAATATGTTTCAGCAACCTTGTACTTTAGTTTATCTAATGACTCTTTTGTACGTTTTTTATATTGTAATGTGTCTTCTCCTTCTGCTAAGTTTGACTTAAGCTGGTTTGCATATTCTAACATCTTGTTAACTTCTGCAAGTTTTCTGTGGATTGACTTAACTGCTTCATGCATTTTATCTTGGTCAGGTCTAGTTGACACCTCTCTTGCAAATTGATTGTAGTTCTTAGCTTCGTTATACAATTGCTTGTAGTCCATTGCTTTTGACTTTCTGTTAGGAATTGATGGTGCATCAGTAAATCCAAAATGACTAACTGCGTAGTTGTCTTTAATCTTACCACCTGCTAGTATTGGAGCATCTTCGTTAACAGAGCTTTCCCCCATATTAAACACTCCTTCAAAGCGAGCATTGATATCTCGTTTTGCAAACTGCATATCCAAATCTTTCTCTAATGCATCGTATAAGTCTTTTTCTTCTGGAAAGAACCAGTATCCTTCTCTTGGATCCCATTCTGCATAATATCCTTCCTTCTCTACAATATCTCCAATAGCATTATTGTCTAATTGAGTTTTTCCAACAACAATCAATCCTGATTCTTGCTTTGAAGACTCTTTTCTTACTACTGGCATATCTAATGCCTGCATAAAAGGTCCTGCTCCTCCAGCATTTGACTCTTCAGAAACATCTTTTACTGTGTTTTCTTTAATCAATGCTTGATATAGTGATTGTATGTTTAACTCTTTTGACATTACTTTATAGATTTAAGCTCGTTGATTAGTTGATAGTATTGCATTAAACCTACAATAACATCGTCCTTAACAGACTCTCTTGCTCCGATTGGCTTAATGAATGTCAAAACTTCTGCTAACTTAATCTTAACAACATCATCTTCAACCGTCTTTGATAGGTTTGTAAGTTCAAATTTAACTGCTTCTAGTCTAGAATTCAAGAAATTCTTTAACTGCTTTGTATCTGAAATGTTGTTTATGTATTCTTTTAAGATTTCTTTCTGCTCATCTGATAGATTAGCATACTTTTCGTTAAATTTTTCAACTAAGAACTTGTATGCAAGCAATCTAATCTCCTTATCTTCCTTTAAAAACTCTTCTGCTACTGTTGGAGTCTTAGACTTCTCTGCAACATTTTCCTTTGTTATGTGCTCTAACAGCGTTAATTTGTTAGACATTAACTGTTGAGTGTTAGTAAATTCCTTTGCTATCTGTGATTCTAACAATGTATAAACAGCTGCATGAATCTTGTATGCTTCAATCTTAGCTTTAAAAAAGTTATCAAGATCGTAGTGCTTCTTAATCTCTCTAATCAAGTTGTACTTCTCTTTGCTTAACTTCTCTTTATCTAATCTAGATGCTTGCTCTACAATTGTAGATATTAGGATATCTGCTTTGCCTTCTGATAATTTAGGTGCATTTATTACAGATGTATATAGATTATACTCCTTACTAAGTTCTGTATTTGTAAAATACTTCTTGAATATTCTTACTGCCTCAGGCACTTTATTTGACATCAAATCTGATGTTGCTTGCCTTACTAACAGTTCAAATAATAGTCCTGTATTCTTGAATTTTGAATGTTTGATCATACTCAATATGCTTGATTATAAATAGTTAAGTTTACTCTAAATCAGGTTTTATTTGATTTTCATTCAATAAATCCGAGTCTTTGTATAAGTCTACTTTCCTTTTACCTAGTTCAGCTAGTACCTCTTTGTTCTTATAGTATACAGCTTTTGTGTTGTTATACTCTAATGCAAGTGGTGAATTACCTTGATATTTCACTTTTAAGCTATCTTCTCCACTTGTTGCCTTAGCTTTCATAGCATATAATCCAGTTCTATCTTGTCCTAATGGATCTCCTTGTGTGTTAATTAATGAAGTCTTTTCTTGTGGTCTTCCTGGTAACTTAACTGGTTCGTTAGGGTTAATCTCGTTATATCCTTGAGGAACTTCAGTACCTGCTAAGTTAGTATTACCATTACCACCATACATTGATGCGATTTGATGTGGTGTACCAAATGCTTGTCCTGATTCTGCTGGATCGTTACCCTCTTCTTCAATTTGTTTGAATCTGAATGCTCTCTTCTTATCTTCTACAATTAAATCACGATACTCATCAAACTCATCTTCAGAGAAGTGGAAGATCTTATCATAGATCCAATCTGTTGGAAGTAAGCTGTTTTCAATCATCTGTGCAGCTAAGTCTACTTTCTCTTTCATTAGTGCAATACGTTCTTGATCGTATATGATAGAAGGAGTTGTTAAGTTTAATTCAAAGTTAGCAATTGATTCGTTTGTGTATCCGTTAGAGTAAAGATGTACGATTGCAATCTTAGTTAACTCACTAAGCATGATTCGTTGTAATCTTTCAATGGTTCTAGCAAATCTAATATCCTCTGCTGCTAAAGTTGCTTTACCTGTTAAGTCTTTTTCATATCCTAAGAATGCCTTAGGAATCTTTAATGCTGCAAATAGTTTGTTAAGTAAGTAGTTGATATCCTCAATACCGTTATATTCTAATGCCTTTGCAGTATCAATACGAGTTGATTGATCGTTTCCTCTTACTGGAATGAAGAAGTCTTCTAACATGTTCTGTACATTGTACTTCACATTATAGTTACCTGTTTGCGGATCTACAAGAGGAGTCTTTTTCATCTTGCTGATCATTCTTTGCATGTAGTTTTCAACTTCATTTGGAGGTATAGCTCCTACGTTTACATAAAATACTCTTCTTTCTGGAGCACGTGTTATACGATGGATTAACATCGCATCTTCCATTAAAACATATTGCTTGAATAACTTTCTACCTGGCTCTAGATAAGATCTACCGTAAGGTAAGTAATTAATATCACCAATCAATCTAAAGTGAGCCATCTCATAATTGTAGAAGGTAATTCCTTGATCTAAGTTACGATATGCTGTTGAGTATCCTGTTGTTGATCCTAAAGCAGCTGTTGGATCGTACTTAAATACAACCTCTGATGGATTGTTTGGATTTGTTCCTTCTAATCTTACAACGTTGTATGCTGAGAAAGGGATTACATTATAAACTCCAAACTTCTCAGCAATCTCTAACTTAAGATAGAAGTCACCATACTTACACATATTACGACACCAGAACCATAAGTTAAACTCAATGTTTAATACATCGTAGAATAAGTTGTATAATATCTTTTGAATGTTCTCATCTGCAGAACGAATTTGTAAGATTTCTCCTTGTTCATTCTTAAGAGTACACTCATCAGCTATAATATCTAAAGCAGAAGCTACAATTGGATCTGTATCCATTGCTTCGTAGTCTGCATAGATTTGAACACGTGCAGATTGATAGTTCTGTGAAAGGTTAAGGTTTACACCATACGACGTTGAAGTCGTGTAGACACGATTAAAACGGTCAACTAAAGCATTGGTTTGTAATACACCATCTACTTGTATTCTTTCTGTGTCAATTGTCTTTAATTCTCCACCATCGTTACGTATGATTACGTCAGTAGAGAATAATCTCTTTAACGTTGTGAATAAATTAGCTTGTGGTTTTTGTTCTGCCATTTTAATATGTTATAAAAGCCATGTTATGTCCGTCTGTTCTCGATCGTTTAAAGGCATCGAGTACGGATTTTGTGTGTATGCTGCGTTTGATTGATATACGTCGAAACCTTGACTCCCTCTAGAATAGCTATTTAAACTTGCATATGTTAAGTTGTATGCAGTTTGTCTAAATCGTAGAGCTGTGTCTCTTAGAAAAAGTCCAATTGCCCAAGCCATTGCTAGGTCATCATTATACCCGTTAAGTGCTTGTGCTTTTCCATTCCTCCATATAAATACTCGTAATTCTGCTAATAACCTTTCAGATTGTATTATAACACTATGATCTTCCATGAAGGATCTCATCTTCTCTATTACTAGAGGTCTTGTGGTTTGACTTGTTGTGAATCCTGGTACCATTCCATCTCCTCTTTCAAACTTGTTGATGTACATCTCAACATTTGTTCCCATGATTTCAGATCTTGGTGAATAATATAGGTTTAAATATCCTCTTTCTTGGATTGTAGATACTACATCCCATCCTATGTTTTTGTTCTCAATAACTAATAGTGCATTATTCCACTCAGTCGCTACTGTAATTAACATATAAGAGAAGTCTTTGGTAGGAAGCTGTCCTTTGTATTCAGCTACTTGCTTTGCTGCTTCTATGTCAATAACATGGAAAGTTGAAAAGTCTTTTCCATCTCCACGAGCAACGTCCGCTACAACCATGTAGGTTTTCATTGTGTCAGGATATTCCCATAGCCAGTAGTTCTTATCAATGCCTCTTTTTTCAATAGGTTCAACTATTAACTCTTCAAAATATTTTAAAGTGTCTGGTTCGATTACGGTTTCACCTGAAGTTGAAAAATCACAGTCACACTCTTGTGCAGCTGCTCTTACACCCAATTGCTTGGTTTGCTCTTCTCTCCAACTCTCTTCTCTTTCTGGATGTACTGTCCAAGGTAAGCTAATAGGTATAAACTTGTTCTCCCCTAATTGTGCTTTTGTAAACTCCTTATGAAACCAGTTACCAACACCATTAGGAGTTGATAAAGCAATACACTTACCACCTGTGGCAAGAGTTTGTTGTGCTGCTGTAAAGATGTCTTCAATTCTATCAATAAAAGCTGCCTCGTCAATAACCAGTAAAGATACTGCTTCTGAACGTGCTGAGTCTGTTGCTGCTGATACTGCTTTTATTTGAGATCCGTTTGCCAGTCTTAGACTAAGTCTGTTATCTTCTAAAGCCTTTAGTCTCATCCAAGATGGTAGGTTCTCATATGCAAATCGAACTTTTGTTACTAGGTTCTTTGCTGTTGCTTGAGTTGTAGCAATTACTAAGATATTCTTATCTGAATTGAATAACATCATCCATAATGCATACGCTGATGATAGTGTTGATATTCCTAATTGTCTTGATTTGTTAATGATAGCATTATCATGCTTTTGAAAAAGGTATAAAACCTTCTCTTGGAAAGGATATAGGTTAAAGTGCATTCTTCCTCTAGTAGGATGTTGAATCGTGTAATACTTCTTCATGAAGTAAACAGGATCTTGCTTACACTTTATTAGCTCTTGTTTGACCGCTTCTGCTATCGTTGCTTGCTGTGACATCTTGTATTAAATTGCCAAGGTTAGTGCCACTACAACGATTCCTATTAATCCGAATGATTTTAATTTGTTGGTAAACTTTGACTTAGTTAGTTCGAATTGTAACTGTGAGACTGTCTTTTTATAGATAGCTTCTTTTTCGTTTTGTGTTTGAATAATGCCTTGATAGTTTGTTTCTTTTTGTCTTAAAAGACTAACCACAGTATCTTTATTGGTAATAACTTGCTTTAAGTCTGCAACTATACTATCGCATAAAACTAATTGCTGCTTCACAATATCATAGTGTGATAAGTCCACAGCAATTGCTTTTGCCATTTTAGTTGGCATGCAGTATGGTTTACTATCTGTTTCCGTACCTGCTTGTGAAAAAGCTGTCGAGCTGAGTAGTATTAAAGTTATTAATATTTGTAACTGTTTTTTCATGTTCTTTTTTTAACTTCTTAATTTTAGCTTCACGTACACTAACTTGTGTTGTTAAATCCTTATTAAGATTCTCTACACTATCAATCTTAAGCTCAGCTACTGCATTCAACTCCTCCAATACCTCTATTTTAGTATTTAAAGAGTCAATTTGCTTATCAACTGCTTTTAGATTAACCATGGTCTTACTAGTCCATATAGCTAATCCAGCTAAGCATATTAGGACAAGTAGTCCTGCTATTACACTAATCTTCTTCATCGGATACATTTAACATTGCGTCTGCTTTGGCTCTGATCTTTTTGATTTGTGCAGGAACGTTTCCAATCTGCACTTTGTATTGATCTAACGAAATGTCTCCTGCTTTTAACTTAGATATTAAGTGATCCTTCTTTGCAAGTAACTGTGATAAGTTAGCTCTACCTTTAATATCAAACTCTTCTTCTGCATCTGAAGGAAGTGATGTTGGTTCTTCTGCTGATAACTCTTCATCAGAATCTTCCTCTGGTGCATTCATGTTATCCTCAGTATCATCCATCTCAACTTCTTCCTCTTCCTC